ATGGCTAACAAGCAAGAATTAGTAGATTCAGTTGCTAAGGCAACAGGTTTGACAAAGAAGGATGCTACTGCATCAGTTGACGCAGTTTTTGCATCAATCGAAGAAGCATTGAAGAACGGTGAAAAGGTTCAATTGATCGGCTTTGGTAACTTTGAAGTTCGTGATCGTGCTGCTCGTAAGGGCCGTAACCCACAAACTGGTGAAGAAATTCAAATTGCTGCCTCAAAGGTACCTGCATTTAAGCCAGGTAAAGCTTTGAAGGATGCCGTTAAGTAATATATAGCCATTTATACCGCTGTTTTACAGCGTTTCTGGGGAAAATTGGGGAAAGTAGCTTATTGCTCCCTAATATTATCCAGTATATTAAGAGCAAGCTCACGTTGAGTTTGCTCTTTTTCTTTTAGCATGTGACTATACACACTGAGTGTTATTCCGATGTTAGAGTGCCCAACTCTTTTGGAAATGTAGTCGATGTCAACACCATTGTGTAAGAGGTAGGAGACGTGAGAATGACGTAAACCATGAAATCTTATCTGATGAACGTTGGCTGATTTAAGTATCCGTCTTAAATTATTTTGCACGGTTTGATTTGACCAATAGTAGAACAGATTCACCTCATCATTTTTATTAAAATAATCAGTCATGGTTTTTGTCAACCTGGAAGAAATCGGAATAATTCGTATAGATGATTTATTTTTAGGCTTAGTAACCATTTTTGCTCCGCTAGAATATGATTTTGTAACGCTTACTTCCTGTTTTGCCAAATCAAAGTCTGATCTAGTTAAAGCTAATAACTCTCCGTACCTTGCCCCGGTTTCGATTGCGATTAATACCAGAAGGTGGAAACGGTCTGTGTTCTCTATAATTGAATAGAGATAGTCTTGTAATCTCTCGAATTCTTGAGCATCGAGATAATTTTGTATACTAGTTTGCTTTTTACTACTGACTGCTTTAAGCCTCCCAAATACGTCACGTTCAATATAGCCATCAACATAAGCGTCTTTTAGGGAGCTTTTAATTGTCGTAGTAATGTTTTTGGTCGTTTCTAGTGAATGAGTATGACCGAACTCTATAATGCGCTCTTGAGCAATAGAGGGGGTTATTTGAGATAACTTCAACTCTTCAAACATAGTAGCGATATTCTTGGCGTATGTTTGATATTTCTTCATAGATGATATTCTGACGGTTGGTTCTTTATATGTTTTCAACCATTCAAGATAATAATTGCTAAAGGTCGTTTTTGATTTTTCTGGATCATATCCATTTTTTACCTTAACTTCTTCCTTAGCAGCCCACAACTTAGCTTCACGTTGTGTATCAAATGTAGAAGTTACTTTCTTGAAAACCCCGTGTCCGTTAACATAAGAGACGACCGCTCGCCATTTTTTACCACGTTTTTCAAAACTTGCCATATAAAAAAACCTCCTTTATCAGAGGGCTTATATCTGGTATAATGATATAGAACGCCCCGTGCGTTTAACTTCTTTCTTAGCACACCTTTTACTTTAGCGAGTGGGGTGTGCTTTTTTATTTGCTTATTTTAGAGACTTCATTGTCTATTATGTACGCCCGAAAGGGCATGAATTTAATTATTGTGGAAGATTTGCCACTGCATAGTCAGCTTGCTCTTGCGTAAACTTTTCTCCGGCATCGGAAGTTAGTTGTTCACGAATAGATTCGGGAGACATATCCATTTCTTGATATGATTTTGCTGATTCTAAAGCATTTTTGTTCCAATCGGTCTTAACGTTATCAACAGCATATTGAGCAGCTTCTGGAGAAAATTTCTCTCCAGCATCTGCAGTTAGCTGTTCGTATAAACCAGCTTTTGACATGTGCATTGTGTTAGCGTATGTGTCAGCGCTATTTAGTGCAGATTTGTATTCTCTAGGAACGCTTGTTGAACTAGATTGCGCTGACGAGGAAGACGATTGAGGTGTGCTTGATGAACTTGCTACGCTAGACTCGCTTGATGATGAGGCTTCTTCTGAACTAGATGAACTTTCTTGAGATGAACTACTAACTTTTGCTTCTTTGCTGGAAGATGAGCTATCTGAATCGGAATCAGAGGCGCTGGCAGACCTTATTCCAGCACCGATCACAACAATAGCAAATAATATGAACCACCAACGTTTATAGAAAGGCTTCTTTTGAACGTACGTTTTCCCATCGTCTCCAGTTATCTTCTTACTCATAAAAAAATCTCCTCGAGCCTTTTTTTGTGGTTGCTTAGCACATATATGTACACCGCAGGGCGGCTTATAGAACAACAACACCGATAATCTGTGTCTCGTGTGTTTCATCAATAGGCATATCATCATAACTTTTATTCAAAGAGACGAATCGTGCGCCTTTTTCATCATTGACGTACTTTTTAACGTATGCCTGATTATCATAGTAGGCGATAACAACTTGACCGCTGCGTGCTTCAAACGTTTTCTTAACAAAGATAATCTGCTTGTCTTCAAACAGTGGTCTCATAGATAAACCGTTGACGATAACGGCATAATCATGTTCAGGAACAACGCCCTCATAGGGTACAAGTTCAGGTGTATTGTCTAATAGATATTCACCAGTACCAGCTGATACAGCGCCATACACTGAAACTTCACTTTTGTTATGTTTTGGAAACACGATAACATTGTTTTGTTCATCTAGTTGTCTAACCGCATAGCGGTAGACGTTCTTCTTGCGTGAAGTATCTAATTTATTGTAGACGGGTGATATGTCATTTACCTCAAAAGTATCACCGACAAGCTGGCTAATATTTACGCCAAACAACCCAGCCATAACAGTTACCTTGTCCATTAATGGTTTATTTCGACCAGATTCCCAAGCAGAAACAGCGGTAGGCTTAATTTTCAATAATTTAGCCAAGTCAGCCTGTGTATATCCCGCTTGTTTTCTATAATATTTTATATTTTCTGAAATGTCCATAAGTTTATATTCCTTATATAATATCTGTACTTTAAATATACACTATAAGTGTCATTGTGTACACCTTTATTTTTAAAAACTACACTTTAAAATAAAAAAAGTGTAGTTAGGTGTTGCATATACACTTCAAGTGTAGTATTATAAATGTAACGAGAAAGGAGGTAGCTAAATGGAAACAAAATTCGATTTGAAATCCGCTCGAGTTAGAGCAAATTTAACTCAGCGGGAAATGGCTCGTAAAATGGGAATGTCGCAAACATCTTACTTACGTTATGAAAAAGGTGAGTTGGTATTGCGGGTTGACCAAGCATGGAACTTCAGTAAAATTGTCGGGATTACGTTTGACCAGATTATTTTTTTTAAGTCAAACTACACTTCAAGTGTACAAAAGAAACCAGCATAGAAAGGAAGTGAGAAACATGGAAAACAAAAATGTAGTAATTGTAGAACCAGCAAATGATAAAGATTTTGGAACCACAGTTTTAAATTCAAAAAACTGGGATCGAATCGTCATCACTGATTCAAATGGAAAAAAAGTAGCAGAAATTAACGGTGAGACCGCAACTCCTGCTACTGGATACTTGGTTGAAATGTATCCTAACTTTGATTAACCCTTTGGTGGGTGAGAGTCGTTTCCATAAGAACTTCGGTCTCTGATTTTACCATCACGGCCATGAGTTAGTTCTTCTGAGTTTTGGTTCTTGGCAATGTCTTTAGCCTTATTAACAGCGTCAGACTGTTTTGCATAATTCGCGGTGGCACGTGAATTTCCTTCGCCTTTGACATTCCAACCACCAGCGCCATCTGGGACGACATGTTGATTTTTACCCATAAAATTAAATCCTTTCCTAGACTAGGCAAATAAGCCAGTAACTAAAGGATAACACAGAAAAAGCCCGACTATTGAAGTAGCCGAGCTGTGGAATATTAACTATTCCATTATAACACGTAGAACACGAAAGGAATATTAGCATGAAAGATTTAAAGGTAATTGGTAAAGAACAAGTAGCAGGATATGAGTTCACTGGAATCGAGGGTGGCTTCGGTGATGGCACACGAGGCATGTTGGTTCGTGATATTGCGGATATTCACGGACAACCAACATCAGTTATCAACCAAGCGATTAACAGAAACATCAAACGCTTTAAAAACGGTGTAGACATCATCAATCTACGGACAGAAGATGTCGCTATAACATTGAGTGATAGCGGATTTAAACGCAATCAAATCAACGCTTCAAAGTACATCTATCTATTATCAGAACGTGGCTACTCAAAACTGCTGAAAATTTTGGAAGATGACACAGCATGGGAAATTTACGACAAGTTTGTTGATGGTTACTTCAATATGAGAAAGCACATCAAGGAACAAGCATTGCCAACTGACCCACTTTCAATTTTAGAAACAACGTTCAAAGCGATCAAGAAGCAAAACGAAGAGCTGGGACATGTTGATACACGAGTTGTCGCATTGGAAGACTTTAAGAAAGATTATGACGAGAACCGCCAGATTGATGAAGAGCAAGTCATCATGATTGAAAAAGCACGTAAGAGCAAGGCGATGAAGATTGTTGGTGGTATTGGAACGAATGCTTATAAAGAGTTCTATTCAGACATCTTGCGTAAAAAGTTGTTCCCTGATTTCAGAAAGCATTTCAACGTCAACCGCTACCGTTCATTGAAAGCTAAAGACTTTGATGAAGCATTGGCATTTATCCAGAACTGGAAGCCAGAAAAAGAAATGCTGTACGCAATCAAGTATTCAAACGCACAAACAACTTTGGATATTAAGCAACCAGCATAGGAGGAAATCATGGACGAAGAAATCAAACAAGCGTTAAAGGAAGAAATACTTTACATCTTTCGTGAGCAAAAAGAAAATCCCGAGCTTTTAAAAATCGCAAGGGACTTAATCGCCGTTTTACCACTGTGATTATTTTTCAGAGTAAATTGGAGAATTCTTAAGGACTTTATACGCGGCCATATATTTTTGTATATATAGTTCGGTATATTTTTCTGGGGCAATAAGTTTAAAGCTATTTAACTGTTTGTCGACTACTTTAATAGCTATATCATGAGCCCTTTGTTCAATGGAAATAGACATAAACATACTCCTTTCATTTATTTCAGCACGTCACTGCTGATAAATAAAGGATAGCACAAAAAAACCTGACTATAGCACTAGTCAGGCGGAATATTAACAATTTAATTATAACACGAAAGGAATACTAACATGGCAACAGCATTTCAATTAACACCTGAGCGTGTTGAAAAAATAGAAACATACAACAGAATAGGTTGGCCGAACTTGATGACGATTTCATTATTGGAGTTGTACACACAAACTAGTCAAGACACATTACGATCGGTTTTCCTGAGCAGAGACGATGCGCCGTTCATTAAATATCATCAACGTGGTGGCGTGATTCCGCGAAAAGCATGGGACGCGTTTACGGCTGCTATATCAGTTGGGAAAACATATGAGGGTGAAATTTAGAAAGGTAAACAACATGAATAAAGTAGAGACGTTCAACTTTGAAACTAACGAAGTGAGAACAGTAGTGATTGACGAAGAGGTTTGGTTAGTTGCAAAAGATGTAGCCAAGACACTGGGATATTCTCGGACAGCCGATGCAATCAAAGCTCATGTTGATGAAGAAGACAAAGGGGTCGGTAAAATACAGACCCCTGGTGGAATGCAACAAATGACGGTTATTAATCAGTCGGGAGTTATTTCATTATCGTTATCAAGTAAATTACCATCAGCACGTAAATTCAAGCGTTGGGTGACATCAGAAGTTATCCCAAGCGTTCTGAAACATGGTGCATATCTCACAGACCAAAAGATTGAAGAAGTCTTGACTAGTCCAGATACAATCATTCGATTGGCAACAGAACTCAAAGAAGAGCGTCAAGCTAAATTAGTTTTAAAACAACAAAATTCGGTATTGCTTCAACAAAACAATGAATTGAAGCCAAAAGCTGATTACACGGATTTGATTTTATCTAACAAAACTTTAGTAACGATCACGTTTATTGCTAAAGATTACGGACTTAGCGGACTGGCAATGAATAAGTTATTGCATCAACTCGGCGTTCAATACAATCAATCAGGCGTGTGGCTGTTATATGCAAAGCACCAGACAAAAGGGTGGACGCAATCAGAAACAACCGAAGTCGTTAAAAAAGACGGTTCAAAGAAACTTGTGATGAACACCAAGTGGACACAAAAGGGACGACTTGGCTTGTATGAACTATTAAAAGACAACGGATACTTGCCTTTGATTGAACAAGACCAACCAGCATAGAAAGGAAGTGAGAAATATGGAGTACACAGCAGGCAAAACAAAAACAGCCCAATTAATTGAGAGCGAAGATGTCGCTAATATAAAAATACGATTTAAATACGCTTCAAAAGAAATTGAACTGCCAGATGATTACACAGTAATTATTGTACCGAAGTATCAATGAGATAGTATTCGAAAGCCTGAATTGCAATAGTTAAAACTTCTCCAGTTAAGTTAAAAGGCAATTCCTCAACAGATGTAACTTTGTTGAAAGTATCAATAGCATTTTCATTGATCATGTTATTTGCTAAATCACCTATTGGTCTATCAACATCTTTAAATTCAGCTAACCAATCTCCAAATTTTATCATTGTGTTTCTCCTTTCATGTCATTAACTAAAGGATAGCACAAAACAAGCACCAGAAAGGAAGTGATCAATTGTTCGATGAATTTGAAAAAGTATTCACTCAATTTCAACACCGAATACAGTTTCTTGAAGAACGTGTTGATAAACTTGAAAAATTTAATCCAACCAGTTCCGCATATCTAAGTGTTTACCAAGCGTATGACCTTTTAAAGGGTAGTAACTCGTATACCAAGTCTGCCAAATGGCAATTTATGAATAAATTAGTGAAGAATGGCGACTTGCATAAAATATTGGTTGGCGAACGCGAATGGAAAATATCAAGGAAAGAAATTGAAGAATACATGAACAGCCGATCCGTAACCGGCAGAACTATTTAGAAAGGTAAACAAAATGTGGTTTTTAGAAGTAATAGCAGTTGGCGTTGTATTAGCAATCGTTTTCATAGGAGGCGTCTTGCAAGGTGAGTCACAGGAACGTGAACATCAACGTAATAAGCGCCGTTTAGAACGTATGGGTGGTACAGATGGTAGCAATAAGTACATGCGGGTTAAATAAAAAAGCGCCTAACTGCTGCAACAGTTAAAGCGCTGGATATAAATTATTCGCAAGAAATTTATATCTCGATTATAGCAAGAAACGAGGTAAAAGCAAATGGTAGTGACATTACCCGAACCATATAAACCACGAAATGATTTTGAACGTGATTATTTCGAGGGAAAAGAATCCGTTCCATTTCACGAGAAATGTTTGTATGTTTATGCATTAAATAATACAGATGAAGCTGACTTTATGTGGATGACTTATGAAGAATTGCAAAAAGAATGCTACTTCGTTTATGTGGTCAAAGTCGGAACGAAAGAAGTTGTTTGTGCCGGTGAAGCACTCGGTACGTATTTGGAAAAGAACTGCCTAAACGGTGTGTACAAAGGAATATTAACACCTTATAGCACGTATGGCGAAGAAACAATTAAAGAATTGGAGTGGAAGTAATTATGGCAAATGAAGTAGCCCAAGTTCAAAAAATTATTAACAGTGACAAGATGCAAAAGCATTTTGAAGAAATATTGAAAGACAACGCAGCCGGTTTCTTGAGCGGATTGTCAACGGTAGTGGCATTAAACCCAGACCTAGCAAAAACAAACATGAATGACCTAACCAACGCTGCAATGAGAGCTGCCATTCTTGATTTGTCTGTCTTGCCAGACCTTGGTGAAGCCTACGTCATTCCGTATGGAAAGCGCGCGAAGGTAGATGGTAAATGGATAACCAAAGATGTTAAAGCCCAGTTCCAACTAGGTTATCGAGGAATTATCAAGCTTGTACAGAATACTGGCCGTGTTGGTCGTTTGGGCGGAAGTGTGGTATATGAAGCGAACAAGCCACATTACAACTATGTTTTTGATGAATTCACAATGGAAAATGAAAACTATGATCCATACGTAGACGGTGAAAGTCCAGTAGCCGGATACTTGGCATTTTATTACTTAGACGGCGAACGTGTCGTCAAGTATTGGCCGATTCAACGAGTGATTAATCATGCTATGAAGTTCAGCCAAACTTATAAGGGTCCAGACCATAAAGACAAATACGGTAAAACACCACAGACACCATGGTACACAGACTTTGATGCAATGGCGATTAAAACAGTGATGAAAGACTTGCTTAAGTTTGCTCCTAAGACAACTAAGGTTGCGCAAGCCATTGCTGAAGATGATAAGAATGAACGTGAGGCGCGTGACGTTACTCCAGAAACGGAAGGAATTGCTACTAACGAGCCAAGTATCGAACCAGAAATCATTGATAATCAACCAGCAGAAAAAAGTGATAATCCGTTTTCTGAAGTTGATACAGGTGATGCGCCTAATCCTTTTGCTGAAAAGAATGAAGCTTTGGAGGACGTGAAATGAGTGAGCCAAAAACAGTAATGCCATTGATTAGCTTTGAAAACGGTGTGGCACAGAACTGGAACGATTTACGAGCAACATTGAACGGTGTCGAAGTGACCACCATTAGTAGCAAGGTAGATGCTCAAAGTATGGCTGCTTTGAAGAAAGACATGAAGCAAGTATCTGACTTAATCAAGAAATCAGTGAAGCAAAAGGTTAAGGATTATGAACAAGAATTAATTGAGCGCAATGGTGGTTTATTCGCCGTTAAAGATACTGCCGATTCAATCATTGAGGATATTACGGAAGAACAAAATACGTGGAATGTTGGTCGTCTAAAGCAATTACAACCAGTGTTGCAAAAAGAAATTGATGAACGTAATGAATCGTATCAACTTAAAACACCACTGACCATTAAGGCAGATTGGTTGAAGATTAGCAATTTCACTGCTACCGGTAAACCAACTGGAGCGCTAACGAAATTATTGAATCTAGAGTTTGTTCAAGCCAAGGCGTTGGAGTCTGAACCACCTAAGTTAACAGAAGTTCAGGAAGTGAAAAAAGCAATTAAATATGAGTTCTCGAAAGTTTGGGACGATATTCAAGATGACGGAATTTACACCGGTAAAGACTTCAAACAAATGCTTTCTGAAATCGCCAAACAATTAAATTAAGGTCGTTATGACCCGATCATCGTCACTAAACTGATTAACCAGTGAAAAGAGTTTAAGTCGCTCAATTCGTTGATGTTCATTCGTATGATGGCGATGTGGCGTAACCACACGAAAGGGTGCGAAGCCCAAAGGAGAAACATGGCACAAAGAAGAATGTTTAGTAAAGAAATAACAACCAGCGACACATTTGTCGATATGCCAATGTCTAGTCAGCTTCTGTATTTTCATTTAGGTATGGAAGCAGATGATGAGGGATTTATCGGTAATGCAAAAATGCTGAGTAGAGCATATGGCGCAAACAGCGATGATTTATCACTGCTAAAAGCTAAAGGATTTATCATCATGTTTCAAAATGGCGTGAGTGTTGTTAAGGATTGGAATTTAAATAATAAAATACGCAAGGATAGATTGAAACCAACTATTTACAGGTCTGAAAAAAGTCTTCTAAACGTTGATATAGATGGGTCTTATTTTATTGAAAACCAGATGACAACCAAAGTGCAACCAATTGACAACCAAATGTCCGCACAGGATAGGTTAGGTAAGGATAGGTTAGGTAAGGATAGAAAAGATATATTGTCCGGTTCCGAAGAACCCGACCAACTCCCTTACAAAGAAGTTGTTCATTATTTGAACGAAAAGACTGGCAGTAAGTATCGAAGTAGTGGAACTAAAACTAAAAAGTTAATCAAAGCAAGATTTAACGAAGGATTTAGTTTAGATGATTTTAGAACCGTGATTGATGTTAAAAGCAAGCAATGGTTAACAGATCAAAAAATGAAACAGTACCTAAGACCTGAAACATTGTTTGGAACTAAGTTTGAAAGTTACTTGAATGAAAACGAGGTAACTAGCAAGCCGTCAATGAAGAACGGAGGCTACGGAACAAGATGAATAGCCTCAAGGAGATGTTAGAAAACGATGAACGCTTTGCCAAGAACAAGGTTAGCGATGAAGAATTGCAAGCATGGCGTGAAAAGGTAGAACGTGAAGACCAGGAACGAGTTAGGCAAGCATTATTTAATAACAGGGCACGTATCTACAAGCTAGACAGCGTGTGGGGAACCAGCGGTGAGCAGACGTTCACATTTCAGAAGTGGAATCCAAAAGTGCAACCAAATGAAAAGTTAGCCCACGATATTTGGAAAAAATCAGCAGACATCACAAAGAGAATGTTTGATAGTAATTTCAACGTTCTGTTCTATGGTGAAGCTGGTACTGGTAAAACGGCTATGGTGTTAGCAATCATTGATGCACTGAAACAACACTCGGATAAGTTGAGTATGTTTGTCAGTGTTATGGACTTACGAGAGCTGATTATGTATGACTTCAACGACAATGAAGCAGCTATCAAGATAAAGAACATTGAGCGATCAATGCGTGAAGTTGATGTATTGATACTTGATGACTTTGGTTCAGAAGCGGGTGGTATGAAAAACGAAGGTAGTGCCACTGAAAGATTACAGCAGTTCTGGTTTCGAGTTGCTGAAGCAAGGCAAGTGAAAGATAAAGACGGCAACAAGCGTTACAGCACTATCGTAACCACAAACAACGATAGGGGCGATTTGGAACGCATGTACAACAAGAAGATTGTTAGCCGACTGATTACAAAAAAAGCAGAGAACACGGTTGTGTTTGATGGATTGGACGATGTCAGAGAATGAGTTATCAAATGATTTGTACAGAAAATAATAGAGTGATTATGCGAGACCCAAGAGTGTTCACGAAGTTTGATGATGTGGAGTACGCATTAGCCAAGCGCATGTGCGTTGACAGTGAACCTTGGAATTGGGGCATAGAAATAGTGTAGGAGTGCTTAGTGACTGAATTATTTGGACAAGTGAATAAGCTAGATCCAAACAAAGGGTTAGTCACATTGCGAATGAGCGATGATGATTTGCACACATTGCAGAAGTATCACGCAACTAATCAACAACAAGTTCTGTCAGTGGTAGCTAGTGATGATAATGAGCCAACGCCAAAACAGCGTAGATTTGCGTTTGCACTGCTCAATGACATTTGGTTGTCACAGGTAGGTGGAGCATGGTTAGAGACTGTAGAAAGCACGAGAAGGCACTTTTACGGTATGTACGAGTATTACCACGGTTTAGACTTTGGCGAATTTAGTCTGAGCGTAGTCAAGGGCAACAAGTCGGACACAAACGAGTTTATCAACATGCTATTAGATTATGCAGCACTTCACGACATCTCTTTGAGCGTGAAGCCGTTGAATGAACTGGAGCCGCAGGAAATCGCGCACTGGGAGTACAGATGTCTTATGGAAAAGATGTGCGTTGTTTGTGGTAAGAAGCCAAGCGATCTACACCATTTAGATACGATTGGGTCAGGAAGAAACCGCCAACATACTAATCATTTGGGACACAGAGCGGTGCAACTATGTAGGGAACACCACAATTTGGCTCATTCACTTGGTATCGAAACGTTCATGCAGCGTTTCAAGATTAACGGCATCAAGATTGACGAAAAAATAGCTTTGGCACATGGACTGAATATAAAGTGATTTAAGCGTTTAAAAGTAGTTTTAGTGTAATTATACCAAACTGACGTTTGCACGTCACAAACAGGCGTTTTGGTACGAATAAGAGCAAATTAGCAGAAAGGAAAGCATGACGATATTTATTTTTGAAAGTGAATTGTCAGGAGACCCAGCGCCACACAACCAGTCGCGGTTTAATCCAAAGACGCGTCAAGTGTTTAAGGGTGCTAGAGAAAAAGCCTATATCCAAGAGCTTGAGTATCGACTACGTGCCGAAATCATCAAGGATAAGGCATTTGAAAGGTACGGTGAAGTTCCAATCAAGGTTGACTACATTTTTGGTTTTGCACCAACTAAGTCATGGAGCAAGAAAAAGATACAAAGTGCTTTGAGCCATGAGATTTACCCGACAGAGCAAAACAAAGGCGATTGGGACAACCTGACAAAGTCAACACAAGACAGGCTTAACAAGCTAATCATAGCTGATGACAGATTTATCGTGGACGGCAGGGCGAGAAAGATATTCACGCCTAAGCCGTATCTAAGAATTGAGATTAAGGAAGTATAGCAATGAAAACATATTACAGCATTTATGTGAATGATGATTTCTGGATAGCTTTTGATACAGAGCGTGAAGCCGTTAAATATCGACACGAATTTCAAAAGACACATCATGTTAAGACAGAGATTATTGCAACAGGCGGCAATAAAAGTAATGTTGGTAGGTGAATACAATGACAATCGAAGAATACAAAATACAGTCAATTAAACGTGTCAATAAGCAAGTAGCAGTTTCGGGGGCGTTTACAAATTGTTTTGATACACGCGCACAATCCGAACGTCAACGTACATCAGAACGCAAGCGCAGATTAAGGGAGTTGGTCAGAAGTAACATTACTGAAATTGACGTGCTTGCACAGTATTTTATGATCAGCGTGAACACGATTAAAAAGGTCGCCTATTCTGCTGGTTATCGTATCAGCAATGGGCAAGTTGTGGAAAGTGTGATGAGATGAAATTCACCAGCGAAAAAGTAAATGAATTGCTCGGTGTTGATGAAGCGTTTAAAGTTCCTGATAAGTTAATGTCAATCATGATGAATCGTGAACAACGTGAGCAAACGTTTAAAGCATTTTTGGAAGTTGAGCGCGATACATCGTTTGATTGGTTTCACGAATATTTTGAAAGTGAACAGTCCGAGCGCAAGACTAAGAAGCAAGATTTCACGCCAAACAGTGTTTCTGACATTATGACGAAACTTGTTGGGAAAGCAGACACCTATTTTGAATCAGCAGCTGGTACAGGTGGTATTGCTATCCGTCATTGGTGGCATGATTTGATTGATAACCACAACCCATTTTTCTATGAACCATCAGATGATTATATGGTATTAGAAGAAAAATCAGAACGTGCGTTACCTTTTCTATTATTCAATCTATCAATTCGAGGTATCAACGCAATCGTTATTCATGGTGATAGTTTAAGCCGTGAAGTCAACAATGTTTATTATCTACTGAATGATAAAAATGATTTCTTAGCATTTAGCACAGTAAATGTTATGCCGCAAAACAGGACGACAATGAAAGAGTTTAATGTTAGTCGGTATATTGATGAGCCAATAGATCACATTGAAGCAGACATCAATATGTGGCGTGACAACGTTGGTAATAAATACGATTTTGCAGCTAAGTTTATTGAAAAGTATTCAAAATTAAAAGGAGTTAGTCATGAAAATAGTTAGCTTACAGAGCGTGGGATTAGGAGATGACATCGGCAATGATATTCATGAGTTTTTACACGGAGGAGATAAGTGATGACTGAACCAGTAGCATATTTAAATAAATACCTCGATAATAGTACAAATATAACTAGATATAAGCCAGAAAATCAGCGCTTATTGTCATCTAATCCGCTTTACACAGCAGAAGATTTACACCCACGCGTGAAGATGACACAATCCGAGTTTGATGAATTTAGTAGTTTGTCGTCACTTGGAATTGATACACCTTATGAAGCTTTCTTGACGATTATTGATGACAGAGGGGAAATGAATGAATTTGAACATTTATACAGTCGTTTGTTTACCCACGGTAGAATTGAACAAGCTAAAAATCAATCAGATTTTTCTACATTATGGGTAAGTTTACTAGATAGAAACGTAAAAGAAACGATTGAGATTGTACCGACTATGAAGTGGTTTGTGAGAAGTAAAAGGGCAAGCAGTTTTGGTAACTATATATATCTTAAAAAAATCGAAAGTGATGATAAAGTAACCGCTTTTAATCTTAAGTCTGTTGCTGAACAATTCGACACCAAAGAAGAAGCTGAAAAATGGACTAACCCACTAACAGAAGCGGTGCAGTTACCAGTGGAGGGCGAGTGATGAAAATACATGAATTGAAATTAGATACAGAATATTTTGATGATGTGAGGAGTGGATTGAAGACATTTGAAATCAGAAAAAAACGATCGTGATTTTAAAGTTGGTGATGTCTTGGCACTTTCACTATACAGTAGCTACTATCGAGAATATACAAAAAAGGACGTTTTTGGAAGATTTCACAATGTTAATTTGCAGGAAGCACCAACTATATTTTTCGATGTAACATTCATTACGGACTACGAGCAAAAAGATGGTTACGTTGTTATGTCGATTATTCCCAGTAGGAAGGTGTCTTCAAATGATTGAAATAGGACACAACTTACAACATGCGATTGAGTTTGGCATGTATTTGTCAACAATGGTCGCAGCTACTTATATTGTATTGAAATATTATGGAGGTCGGAAATGACGTTTGATGAAGCGATTGAGGAATTAAGATTAGCAATACCTGAAAAATTTTATAGTCCGACTATGCATGATATTTCAGTAATGCTTGAAGCGCAGAATAAGGTTATAAATTTATTGCGTGAAGAATATGCGCCAACAGTTGAGATGACAGAAGGACAAGCAAAAACAATTTTAGATCCGGAACAAGGTAAAAATATTACTAATTTACTAACTGACGAAGTACCAAATTTTGATTACTTGTTCTGGGAACCGCTAACAGATAAGCAAGTAGTTCAAGCGTGGTTACACCCAGAAACAATCAAGATAGTTGACGAATAGTTAAAGGAGCAAAGCGTGGCGGATAAATGAAAGTAGTAGAAAAACAAGTATACATCGTGGGTTATCGCAAGACAGATAATGACGAGTGGGAAACATCGGGTTCAACTTATGGCAATCAGATTGACGCACAAGCAGTCATGAATAAATTGAGTAAAGAGACGAAACAACAGTTGAAGCTTTTTAAATTTGGAAGGGCAATACCAGTGGAGTAGAAAGGGAGACATGGCGGATAGAGTTGATAGCATTTTGAGAGACTACTTCTCTGGTCGTCTCGAATTAAAAATTGAACAGCGTGAAAAAACGATACGGTATGACAGTCGAGAAGTTGATGAGAATATTGGAGGTGGTCGAGCGCAGAACAAACATACACGTCCAGTTGAAGATATGCGCATACGACTTGATGAGGACAGATACCTTAACAGTCTCAAAAAGCAAAAGGAAGATGTTGAGCGCTGGATAGCCACGTTTGAGACTGACAAGCAGAAAGTAGTTGCGTATTATTATGCAAGCAAGTCTGTCACGTGGGTAAAGGTAGCACAGCAGTTTCACATATCTGAAAGCACGGCTAAGGCATGGCGGGTGGAGGTTAAGCACATATTAGGGGCAGTATTATAGACAGATGTATATTGCAAGCTGTTTTCTGACTTTTTATGCATAAAAACGGTGCTATATTTGTATCATGATATAATTTGAAACAGGGTTATTGCTAATCCATTAAAAGCAACGTTACACACGCTTCGGAAAAAGCCACTGTGTATGTAAAAATACGATAGGTTGGAATATCTATCATTATGACAGGTGGCGGAATAGGTAGACGCTATGACCATAGATTGATGGGCACGTCCCCATGAAAAGCAATCATGTAAGGTGCAAATCCTTACCCTGTCAATTGCGGTACGTCCGCACAACTTAATAGCAGTCGCTTGCCTGCGATTGCGTACATAATTGAGACCATCAAAAATGATGGTTGCAAATGCACAAACGCCATAGCAATAGGTTTTGTAGCGACTTAAAACTAAACTGGTCTTTTTCAACCAGTTTAAAATATGTGACGTACATAACGCACCTTAACGGGTGCTTTTTTATTGGAGAAAACTATGAAAATAGATGACGAGTATGGACTTGTCGCCAGTTATGATGAATTAAACATCTACCGCAGGTTAGACAAGCAACAAAAATATAATAAGAAACACAAGAAGGCATCTAAACGCAAGTCGAATACAGACAAGCGCAAAGATGCCTTTTATGATGATAGGAAGTGACAGTGATGGCCAATATTAAATGGACTGATGAACATAAGAATAGAGTTACGGAGTTAGGAAAGCAAGGCTTGTCATCTAGCAAAATAGCGCAACGATTGTTTGATGAATTTGGTGTCAATTTAAGTAGACGGACTGTTTCACGATACCTATCAACAGGACATACTAGCAGTAGATATGACAAATTGAAAAAGAATACGAACAAAGTCAAAGATGTGAAACGTGGTACTGAAATCGTCATCAACAAGGACGGTAGCACAACATCATCTACTACTATGCAAATGACTTCAGAACAGGCTAAAGACCCAGAGTTCGTATTAAGAGCGCACGGCTTTAATCCTGATGATTGGGATATTGTATCAGCACGCAATAACTTTTGGCAGCAGAACAGCGTTGAGAACGGCTTGATTGATTTGTACCAGTCTAAGATTACGGTTAAGCCTAAGTCAGATGATGAATTAACGTTTGAAGATATTACCGAAATACTAAAGCAGGAAATCGAACCGTACACGGTGAAGCAAGTAGCGCACAGCGCTCGCAATTTAGTGATTCCACTTCCCGATTTGCACTTTGGTGTGACTAAGAGGCAAGACGTTCAAAAGCACTTAGACAGAATGCTAGATGTCATTAACAAGGGTTACAAAACGATTGTGATTGAACAGTTGGGCGATCTATTCCATTCTAGTCAGATGTGGTCATCACAGACTTTAAAGGGCACATTGCTTGATGAAGTTAATATGGTAGCTGCTTGGAATGATGCCAAATGGTTGTTTGATGTGTTAGTTACAGCGACACTAAAAAACAGCACCAAAGTATACGTTAAGCAAATGGCAGGTAACCATTCCGGCAACATGGAGTTTGCGTTTATGGAGTACCTACAAGCTAAATATCCACAGGTAGTCGTTCATAATAATATCAAGTTCCGTGATGCTTATTTATTGGATAACGTTGGTATTATGTTGGCTCACGGTGACTTAGCACCTAAGAACTTGCCTATGCTATTTGCAAATGAGTTTGGTGGTGTCTGGTCGTTATCCCACAGTCGCGAAATCCATAAAGGTCACTTCCACAAGGAAAAGATAGTTGATGAAGGTGGCGTGATTAGCCGACAACTTGGAACAGTCAAACCTAATGATAAGTACGAGATTATGAACGGTTGGACGTTATCCAAAAAAGAGCTATATGCACTTGAATATGATAGCAACAAGTTAGTTGCCGAGTGGCACGTTTAGGAGAAAAATTATGATTAACACATTATTGATTATTGCGATTATTTTTGGACTGCTTTGGCTGTTTGCACTTGTATTCTTAATTACATTTGTAATTAGATATATGATGAGAATGAATGATCGTCGCAAGAAGTTTGAAAAAGATTTCGACAAGGAATTTGATAAGATGTCTAAGCGATTCGACAATTTCTAATCCAACCCACGTCTCTCTAGTAGTATAATTACAGCTATTGGAGGTTGGAGATGAATAACAACATTAGAACAATTGAAAAAGCTGATAGAGACTTTGTAAAGTCGATAGTTTCGGCTTATTTAGATGATGACGTATCAACTATACTTATTAATGGTTTTGACGATAACGATAAAATAATTGATGTTTTTATAGCTGTTTCAAAGTTAAAATCTGATGGTAAGTTGAACAAAGGTTTAATTAGAACGTGGACCCTTGGGCGTGCTTCTGAAATAATAAACAGATCGTTTTCTTTTTATGGGATAAATTCGAATATTTTATTAAAACAGAATAGTGAAATAGAAATTGCTGGTGTAAGTTATAAATCAGATAAATATATACAAAATTCTTGGATGAAAATTAATGAAGATGTATCGATTTATTGTCCAGTACAAGGAATATTATCTGATGGCGACAAGAGTTTACAAAGTTTTAGGCAATCTCTTGAAAATGATAAATCAAAACTGAAAATCATAGTAACAACGAGCGATTACGACTTAGATACCAGTCCTATAGACGACTTAGTTGATTCATATATTTTATTGGATTCTTCATCTAAGTATCCAGATACGTACCAAATAATTTTAAAGAATATGGAAATTGAAAAATTGAAATATGAGTAAAAGGCATTGAGCCTTTTTATTTTTGACTAAATTTGAAAGGAGGTGACACAATGACATGAAATTAACACCAAAGCAGAAGAAGTTTGCTGATGAGTATATCAAGACTGGAAACGCAACGCAGTCAGCGATTGAAGCTGGTTATAGTAAAAAGTACGCTAATACAAATGCACCAAAGTTACTACAAAATACTACATTAAAGCAATACATAGAAAAGTGCATGGCTGAAATAGCTTCAAACCGTGTTATGAGCTACACAGAAGCCGTTGAATTGCTTACTAGTATAGCTAGAGGTGAAGAAAAAGAAACCGTTGTTGTAGGCACTCCTGTCGGTGCTGAAACCGTTGAGAAAGAAGCAGACCTCAAAACAAGAATTAGTGCTTTGAAAGAAATCATGAAGCGCTATCCTGGTAATGATAAGTTAGTCGAACAACAAATACGTAAGCTTAGTGCTGAAGCTGATATTGCTGAAGCTAATGCAAGAGAAGTTACTGATAACGGCACCGCTAATGAGATACGTGTGATTGGTTTCGATAGGAGGGCAGAAGAAGATGAACGTAGCTAAATTAGTTAATCCAGCTTTTGACCATTTATGGGAAACAAACGCATCTAATATTATCGAAGAGGGCGGTCGTGCCAGTACCAAATCTAGTGCGATTAGTATGTATCTAGCAATGGGCATGATGGCTGATAAAAATGCTAATGTGGTTTGTTATCGTAAGGTAGCCGGTAATCTCAAACGTAGCGTTTATGAGCAAATCAAGTGGGCTTTAGATGAATTACATGTATCGTGGTTATTTCGCTTTAAAACGTCTCCTATGGAGATTATAGATAGACGTAATGGTAGTGGTTTTTACTTTTCTGGTGTTGATGACCCTAGTAAGCAAAAGTCGTTCAAGATAGCTAAGGGATATGTACGTTGGTTGTGGTTTGAAGAAGCTACTGAGTTCAGCAACTTTACTGAAATACACACAGTGCAGTTATCATATACACGTCAAAAGCTACCTAAAGGCATGCAAGTTATTACGATATTCTCGTATAACCCACCACGTAATCCTTATGACTGGATTAACGAATGGGTTGAAACAGTTCGTGATGACTCTGATTTCTTAGTAGTACATACGACGTACTTAGATGATAAACTGCATTTCTTGTCCGAACAGTATTTACACGACATTGAAAAGTACAAAGTTAATGATCATGACTATTACAGATGGCAATTTTTAGGTGAGCCTGTTGGTCTAGGTACAAACGTCTATAAGATGGGCTTATTCCAACGATTGGAACACTTAGAAGATTTAGATGATTCTGTTGTTGATTTGTATTTTTCTGCCGATGTTGGTCACTCTGTATCAGCTACTGCAGTTGGTTGCTACGGTGTAACTTATCATCGCAAGGTTGTGCTGTTAGATACTTGGTATTACAGTCCAGAAGGCAAGGTTGATAAGATGGCTACCGATGACTTGTCTAAGAATGTTCATAAGTTTATAGAGCGTATGTATGCTAAGTATGGTAAACCTATCAGCAACATGACAATGGATAGTGCTGAAGCTGCATTGAGGAACCAATATCACAAGGACTTTAGTGTTGATTGGCACCCAATAGCTAAGTTGAAGAAACCAGACATGATTGATCGTGTGCAGAATTTACTTGCACAGGGTCGTTTTTATTATCTGCCAACTGAGACCAATCTTGATAAGTTCATTGAAGAACACAAGCGTTATCAGTGGGACGAGAAAACACTACATGCTGAAAAGCCAGAGGTTATCAAGGTAGCAGACCACACATGCGATAACTTCCAGTATTTTGTTCTTGACAATGAAGATGTGCTAGACCTTGCATGGTAGGAGCAATTATGACAATCAGAGATAAACTACACGATTTTTTTACGAAAGGAAAAATAAGCATGGGCTTTGGAAAATCACTTGCAAATATTACTGATGACCCACGCGTTAACTTGCCTGTCAGTGAAATTACAAGAATTAGAGAAGACTTGGACTATTACAGTGATGTGTTTGCTGATGTTCATTTCTACAATACAAACAATGAAAGGCGTCAACGAAAGTTATCAACGCTATCTGTCACTCATCAGGCAGCGCGTAAATTAGCGTCAGTTATATTTAATGAACAGGTAACCGTATCAGTAGCTGGTGAAAATATCGATACTTTTATTAACAGTGTGTTGACTGATAACTTGTTTAATTTGAAGTACGAAGAGTATTTGGAAACTGGTATCGCTACTGGTGGATTTGCTATTCGACCATACGTGGATAATAACAAAATTAAATTAGCTTGGGTACGTGCGGACCAATTTGTACCGTTGCAATCAAACACAAATGATATTCAATCAGCGGTTATTGTCAATCGAACAACTAAGTCAGAGAACAACAAGGCTGTTTGGTACTCGTTACTAGAATTTCATGAGTTCGATGGGATTAGTGAAGAAACGATTACTAATGAGCTATACCGTTCTGAAAACGTTGGTGAAATTGGACAACAAGTTAATTTAACTGTTCTTGATGAGTTTGCTGACTTACCAGAGCAAGTTGTTATTAGTGATATCGTACGACCAACATTCGCTTATTTCAAAACGCCTGGCAAGAACAACAAGTCAATTGAAAGTCCGTTAGGTATTGGAATTGTAGAGAATAACAAACATGTTATTAATGCGATCAATACAGCACAAGACCAATTCCATCGTGAAGTAAAGCTAGGCAAGAGGCGTATAGCGATTGATGGTTCATTGATGAAACCGTCAACATCACATGCTGGAGATGAGAGTAATCAAGGCTATCCTATGTTTGATACCGACGATGATGTGTTTATGCAAGTTGGTAAAACAAAAGATGGTAAGCCGATTATTGAAGACTTAACTAACGATATTCGTGTGCAACAGTACAATGATTCGCTTCAAGTGTTCATGCGTGAGTTTGAGAACAATATTGGGTTATCACAAGGCACATTGTCTACCGATGCTACAAAGAGTGATAAAACAGCCACAGAAGTTGTTTCTGACAACAGTGAAACGTATCGTACTCGTTCAAGTTACATTACTCAAGTTGAAAAACAAATTAAAGAGTTGATTATATCAATCGTTCAATTAGCCACTAAGCCTGAGTTGTTCGACAACCAAAAAGCGCCATTATCAGTCGATTTAGTCAATAATCCGTTAGAGATTAACCTACATTTTGATGATGGCGTGTTCGTTGATAAAGATAAACAACTTGAAGAAGATTTAAAGGTTGCAATGGCTGGATTTATGCCTAAGAAACAATTCTTAATGCGTAATTACGGTTTGAGTGAAGACGATGCCGACAAATGGCTTGCAGAGTTACAAAGTGAAGCACCTGAAACAGACAATATGCTCGATGAACACGCTGGTATGTTGGGTGGAAATGATGGTGATGACAATACCGACAATAGTGGAGGCAATGATGAATGATTACGCCAAACACGATGCAACAGCAAGCAAATAGTATATCTGATATCTATGCAAAACTAGAACAAGATATATTTAAACTGCTGATTGATGCAGTTAAAGACAGTGATTGGGATAAAATCAATGGCGATAACGCAATGATGTGGCAAGTTGAACAACTTAGCAAAATGCATGCGTTAACTCGTGATGTGATCAAGATAGTGGCTAAAGCTAATAAAGTATCAGAGCATGAATTAACAAGCATGGTTAAGCATAACGGCTTGCAAATAGTATTAGAGATTGACAAACAATTACAGGGAATAATGAATAATCAAGTCACTGTTGGCGATGATGTTTCTAACATGTTAGATTCAATCATGCGGCAGACATTCCTTGATATTAATAACAACGTTAATCAAACACTATTGACTACTAATTACGAAAATAATGCAGCTATGAAGACGTTTCAAAGTATCGTCAAGCAATCAACGCTAGAAGTAACAAGTGGTCTTAAAACGCCAGAAAAAGCCGTTAGAGATAACGTGTATAAATGGGTTGATAAGGGTATTCAGACTACTTTAGTTGATAAAGGCAATCACGGCTGGTCGTTGGAAAGTTATTCCAGACTAGTTGTTAATGCTACGGCACATAGGACGTTTAACGATTTGAGATTAAAACGTATGCATGATTACGGTATGGGGCAAGCAATGATGAGTTCACACCCTGCCGCTCGTGAAGCATGTGCGCCTATTCAAGGCAAAGTAGTCAATGTTGTGACAGAGGATAATGAAGCTTATAACCCAAAGTATGACAGTATTTATAATCACGGTTACGGAAACCCTCAAGGTACACAAGGAATTAATTGCTCACACACATTAACGCCCTTTGACCCAGATGTGAACACTGACGTTACACCTAAGCAGTATGACCCTGACGAGGCTATGAAACGTAGCCAAGAGCAACAAAAGCAACGTAACATGGAACGAGCCATACGTGGTAGCAAGAAACGATTAGCAGCGGCACAAGAATTAAACGACCAAGAAATGGCATCAAGAATGAAGTCTCGTATATCTAATCAGCAGAAAAACTTGCGAGAATTTATTGGTGATAAAGACTACCTAGGGCGTGATTACAGCCGTGAGCAAATTTACAGTAAATAGGAGAAAACATGCATCACTATATTACGAAATACGAAGAAAATGGCGTTAGATATGCAGAAAGCTGGTTTCAAATTAATCTATTTAATTGGTGCTTTTGCATTTTAAAACGAAAAATAACCATCTAATTTCGTGGACCTTAGCACGTCCCTTATAAAAGGCTTTTTTAAGTTCAAAAAATTCGGTGACGTTACACCGTAAAAACACGAAGGAGATTTTTATGAACAGGGATACATTGCAAAAGTTTGGTCTATCAGACGAACAGGTAAACCAGGTCATGGCTGAACATGGTAAGGATTTGGAGAAGTCAAAGGGCGTTGAGAGCGAATTAGAACAGTTGAAACAACAAAATACTGATCTAACATCACAAATTACCGAACGTGACAAGCAACTCAAAGACTTATCAGGTAAGGCAGGTAACAATGAAGAACTTCAAACTCAAATCAAGGCATTGCAAGACCAAAACAAGCAAGCTAAGACTGATTATGAAGCAAACATTGCGACATTGAAGCGTGATGGCGCTATTGAACTAGCTTTGCGTGAAGCTAAGGCTAAGAATCCAAAAGCTGTTAAGGCTTTGCTAAATGGCGATAATATTACGATTGATGATGATGGTGTACATGGCCTGAAAGAACAACTTGAGCAATTACAAGAAAGTGATGGTTATCTATTTACTGCCGAACAAGAAGGTGCAAAGCCAGGTGTTAAGATTACTGGTTCTGGCAATCCTTCTGGTGGTTCAAATGAGGTGCCAAAGCTTAGCGAATTGTCATACAAACAAGCGCTTGAACTTAAGAGCTCTAATCCAGAGGTCTACGAACAGGCGGTTGCACAAAATAAAGGAGAATAATTCATGGCAAATGATTTAACTACATTGGAACAAATGATTGACCCAGAAGTGATGGGTGAGATGATTCTTGCACAACTACCAAAGGCAATCAAGTTTGGGGCTATTGCGCCTATTGACGACACTCTATCAGGTCGCCCGGGTGATACAATTACAGTTCCTCGTTGGAAGTATATTGGTGATGCGAAAGACGTTGCCGAGGGTGCAGCGATTGATTATGCAAAAATGACTAACTCAACTGATACATTTACTGTCAAGAAAGCTGCAAAGGGCGTTAAGTTAACAGATGAAGCGGTATTATCTGGATATGGTGACCCAGTTGGCGAAGCAACTCGACAAATTGCGATGGCAATTGCATCAAAGCTTGATAATGACACACTTGCAACTGCTACTAAATCACGACTGACTTTGGCATCTGCTGACTTTACTAAGTTGGATTTCATTGACACAATCGAAGCTGCATTTATTGATGATACGTCTGACAATAATTTTGAGGGCGACGATGCTAATGCTCAAGGCGTTATCTACATGAATCCGAAAGATGTTAATAAAGTTCGTAAGGTAGCGGCACAAGATTGGGAACGAGCAACGGCGTTAGGTGATTCCATTTTATCAACCGGTGTATTCGGTGGTGTGTTGGGTTGGCAGTTTATTCGCTCACGTAAGGTTCCTGTCGGTTCAGCTATTGTCGCTAAGCCCGGTGCTATGAAAACATATCTAAAGCGAGCCGTGCAATCAGAAACAGGACGCGATATGGATGCCAAATCAACTAAATTCAACGCTGACATGCATTATGGCGTGGCTATTTATGACGATACTAAATTACTAGCAATCAAGCCATTTACTTATGCTGATGGTACTGTTATCGACCAAAACGTTACTAGCGTAGAAAATAAGTCAGTACGTAAGTCAAACAAGCTGAAGCCACAAGTTACCAGCACTGCAGTGTAACAGGAACTACAACTGATGGCGGAACATCGGGAAGTGGAACAGGTCAGTAATATTTACAGAAAGGAGTAAGTTATGTATTTAACTTATCCTGAATTTATAAATATATTACCTAATTCAGTATCTGAAGATACGTTTAAAAAGTTGATTTCAAAGGCTGAAATACAGATTGATACCGTGACTAACTACTTTTATGGTATGCCTAATTCGCCTGTATTATCAGATGACGGTGCTTCTGAATATCCATGGATAAACGCTAGGGCTAAGGCGTTTAAACGCGCTGTTGCGCTAACTATTGATTACATGGATAGAAACAGCGTTACTGATAGTTCTGATTTGAATAATGATTCGTATTCAAGTGTAGAAATAGGCCGCACCACATTGCAATCTGCTAATAGTGATGGTTCATCATCAACCGGCAGTGGATTTGCTGTCCCTGATGAAGTATTAATGCTATTGGGTCGTTTCGGTTTGCGATATGGAGGTGTTGCTAGTGTCTAAAATACCTACAATACCGAAAAAATATGCTAATCAACAAGTCATTTATCGTATGCCTAGTGGTGTGAAAGATAAATATGGCAAGCAAACGCAAGTAGACACGATCATTAATAATTGTGTGGTTCAACAAGAGACAATTTATTCAGGAACGAATAACGGTCGCCAAGTGGTCGCCAATGCAGTTATTTTTTTGTATGCAGATGTAACAAACCCAATGCCAAAGCTAGATAAAACTAGCCAAGGTAACAAGATTATTTTTGAGGGTGTTGAGTACACTATTCAACGAATAGTAGACAATCGTAATCCATTGAATAATAAAGTTTGGAGTTACGAAGTGGAGGTGTTGTGATGGCTATTAAACTGGACTTTGATAGAGCTAATCATATTATGGCTAGTTCAAACAAGAAATCATCACAATTTAAGGCTGCTAATCAGGCAATGATGGCTATGGAACGTTTTGTGCCAAAGTCTGACATGCAAAAGCAAAACAGATTGAGAACTGTATCAAGTGTTTCAAATGATGGTGAGCACATCATCTATACAATGCCTTATGCACGCGCTCAATTCTTTGGTGTGATTAACGGTAGCCGAATTCGTAACTACACGACACCTGGTACTAGTAGCCGTTGGGACAAGCGTTTGATAGGTGACAAATCATTGATGAAAACTGTAACTGATGTCTATGTAAAGGAGTTGATGAAGTAATGGATTTACTAGAAAGACTTGCTGATAAAATTAATCAGTTAGACAATTTACCAACTCGATTAATCATAGGACACCTGAGTAATGACAATGATTTTGGTATCTATTCACAGCCCGGTTCACAAGTGATTAGTCAGGACTGGTCGGGCATTCAAGAACGCACACTGCCTTTTGAAATAGCTTTACGCACTGATGATTTTGAATTAGGTAACAACACGTTGTGGAAGATAAGCGATTTGCTGGATAACACGGACAGTTTGGAAACAGATGGTACGTATGATTTCAACAAGATAGATATTGAACCACAACCATTCGCAACAATGATAGACGTCTCTGAAAAAGGCGTTTTTTTATTGGACTTTAATGTTGAAATAACACAACAAATTAATTTAGGAGATTAAAATGGCTAAAACATTTAATGAAAACTACCAAAATAAGTTAGAAATTGATACAGCTGGCAACACAACGCTAGCTGATGTCGCTAAGGCAAAGTGGGCGACACTTGCTGCTGGTATTCACCAGATCACGCCTTCTGCATCTGAAACAGCTGATACTACGCCTTACTACGATGGTGAAGGGTTCTCTAGTGTCGATGTAACTGGTAAGACGATTTCATTTGCTGTATCCGGTCACCGCTTAAACGGTGATGAAGCACAAGATTATATTGCATCAAAGTACATCAGTGTTGGTGACACACTACACACATTGGCTCGTTGGACTGATCCATCAGGCAAGCAAGTTCAGTTCCCAGCTACTTTGCAGGCCATCGTACCATTTGGTGGTGCTGCTAATACAAAGCAAACATTTAGTTTCACGCTTGCAGCTAATGGTAAGCCACAAGTTGTCAGCCCCGGAGTGTAACAGGAACTACAACCGGCGGCGGACAATAATATTGATCTAGCGACAACGGCTTAATCGTTCGAATGGGGTGAAAAGCCCAATTACATAACAATTCTAAGCGTTCATAAGGAGAACACACATGGCAATTAACATTACAAGTTTGATTATCAAGTCCGAGGACTTCATCATTGGCAAGAAAACGTATACAGCATGCTATACGCCTGAAATTGATGAAAAGTACTCTGATTTGATGTTAAAGACAGGTGATTTGTATCGGCGAGTTGAAAAGTATGATGAAGACGCAACTTTGGACGAACAACGTAAGTTGGTAAGCAAGTCATACAAAGAAATGTCTGACAACTCAAAAGAATATTTGGAAGCTGCCATCGGTAAGAAAGAAGCTGACGAAATCGCTCGCTACGCTGACAATCGTGCTGTAACTATTGTGAAAATTGCGCAAGCTGTGTTTGAAGCTGGCCAAAGTGATGAATTGAAGCAAAAGTATGGTAGCAATCGTTCACAACGTCGTTCAAAAGGCAATGACTAATGTTTTCATTTACCAAGCGACCGGAGACGACATTTAAATTACTTGATAAAGAATATCGAATTAATTTAGCTTTTAATGTTGTGATTGAAGCGTTTGGTGTTTTGGATAGTGATTTAGATGATGATGAAAAAATTGATAAATGTTTTGATTTGTTGGTTGTTGATAGCATTCCAAGTGATGATATAGCCATTAAGGCGGATGTCATAAAGAGCTTGTTTGAGTATATCAATGAAAAGCCATACGGAAATGATGAAAGTGATTACAACAATGAATCACAAGTTGATGAGCCATTAAGCAGTCAAGCTGATTATGATTATGAACAAGATGCTGGAGCAATCTATGCATCTTTTTTGAATTTCTATCACATTGATCTAAATCAAATGATTGACCGTATGGATTGGCATCAGTTCAAAGCTCTGTTTGATAACTTGGGTCCGGATACTCCTATTCAAAAGATAAGACAATATCGAAGTGACGACTTGACTGGATATAAGGACAATCCAGAGCAAGCGCAATTCGTAAGTGAAATGAAATCCTATTATCAACTTGACAATCAGGTAGAAGGAGATGGATTTACAGGAAACGCATCCGCAATCTTCGACATGATGATGGGAGATGCTGAATAAACACAGAAAGGAGGAAACTGAATGGCTGATGGTTCAATTAACATTGATTTATTGTTAAATGATCAGACAGATAAGACTTGGAGTGAGTTCAAATCAAAGGCTGAAACTGCTGGTAAGAGTGGCTATGATAAATTTAAAGATGCTTTCAAGGGTGACCCACTTGTGGCGAAACTTGAAACAAAAGCTGATAAATCTGGCATCAAAAACTTTCGAGAATTATTGAATCAACTACCGAAAGAAAAACAAACCGAACTACTAACCAAGGCAGAAAAAGGCGAAGTCATTAACTATGAAAAATTACTTCGTGAAATACCTTCTAAAATAACTTCTCAAGTAGAACTCAATGACAATGCCTCTACTGGTTTGCGTTCATTAAAAAACCAAGCAGAAGAAGTCGGTGATAAGTTTCATCGATTAAAAGATATTGCAATAGGAACATTCGTTGGTTCAACAATATCTGCCGGTGTGCGTACCGTGGCTGGGTTTATATCTGGATTAGGGCAAGAGGCGTTGAATTCATCGGACGCACTACAAAAGTTCAAATCAACTATGCAGTTGGGTGGATTTGGCGAAGATGAAATTGATAAAGCCACAAAGCAAGTTAAAAAGTATGCAGATGATACTGTTTATGATTTGAATACCGTATCAAACACGACTGCTCAACTTGCTGCTAACGGTGTCAAAGATTACCTTGGACTTACTGAAGCCGCGGGAAACTTAAACGCACAAGCGGGTGGAAATGCCGACACATTTAAGTCAGTTGCTATGGTATTGACTCAGACAGCTGGAGCCGGAAAGTTAACCACGGAAAACTGGAATCAAATGGCCGATGCCATTCCTGGTGCATCTGGAGTACTACAAAAGGCGCTTAAAGAAAATGGTGCCTTTACTGGTAATTTCCGTGACGCTATGGCTGACGGACAAATCACCGCTGACGAGTTTAATGATGCTCTAACAAAGCTTGGGAGTAATGATGCAGCCAAAAAGGCAGCGACTTCAACCAATACTTTTGAAGGTGCTTGGGGTTCACTAGAGGCAAACGTTGTTTCTGGACTGGATAACATGATTAATAAGATAGGTAAGAAGAACCTTACTGGCATTATTAATCAATTAGCAGATGTGTCAACAAGTGCATTCGGTACTATGGGAAAAGCTATTGCCAATGTCTTTGGATATATTAACAATCATAAAAAATATATAACTGGTATATTAAACAGCTTGAAAGAAATATCTGGGGCACTTATTGGCGGAGCTTGGGATGTCGCAAAAGATACAATTACAGGTATAGCCAGTGCCTTTGGTTTAATTAGTAAAGATAGTAACAAAGCTGCAGACCCATTAAAAACTGTTAACAACTTGCTAGAAGAAATAGCAAACCACAAAAGTGCTTTAAAGGCTCTAGGTTCTGTAATGGTTGCATTATTTGCAACTAAAAAAATATATGGATTTATTGCTGGAATTGACGCTACAGTCAAGTCGATGAAAGAGCTATTGATCGTCCAAAAAATAGCTGGACTTATGGATTCATACAAGTTAGCACAAACGGCTGCCGCTGGAGGTACAAGCAAGTTAACGCTAGCTCAAACAGCATTAGGATTAGCTATGAAATCAATTCCGTTGGTAGCCATAATTGGCGGAATTGTTGCGGTTGGCGCTGCCTTTTATGAATTGTACAAGCACAACGAAAAGTTTAAAGGTTTTGTTGACGGAATTGTTAAGAGTGTTGGTAATACTTTTGGAAAAGTAGCAAAGGTAGCAGGAGACCTCTTTAATTCATTTAAAGAGGCTATGAAACCAATTACAGATTCATTGATAGTTTTGGGTATGTCAATAGGAGAAGTGCTTGGTGATAGTTGGAAAGCTCTCACAAAAGCATTTAAACCCTTTGTAACCCTATTCAAGAGTATGTTTAATGGCGTTGGTGAACGAATTAGCAAATTAGCTAAACCTTTTGAGAATTTAGGTGGAAAAGTAGGCAAAGTATTTAGTTCGTTGAAAGACTCGCTGAAAGATTTGATCGCACCATTCACCCACGCTGGAGATAAGGGCGGGCCAATACAAGCTGTTGTCGAAAAATTAGATGGTGTCAGCCAATGGTTTATCGCTAATAAGAAAGTATTCACTGACATCGCTGGTGTAATCGGTAAGGTTTTAGGGGCTGCATTTGTTGCCCTTGGTGCCATTATTCGTGGAACGTTTGAGCTGATTGTGCCTCTGGTTAAACCGACATTTAACATATTAGTGGCAATCGTCAAAGGTACTTTAGGGGTTATCTCTGGCTTGTTTAAGGCTCTCGGTAGCACCATTGCACTTATTCTAGACGTTATTACAGGAAACTGGAAACATGTTGGAAAAGATGTAAAGGGCATTGTCAGCGGTTTAGGGAAAGTAGTTACTAGCATTTTAAAGGCTATGGTAAGCGCTGTTGGTAATATTTTTCACGGATTAGTGAAAGTTATTGATAAGGCTCTATGGGGTCTTGGCGCTGGGACTAAGCCATTAGAAAGCTTCGCAAAAACTGTTAAAAAAATCTTTAGCGGTATTGTAAATTGGTTTAAAAAAGACTGGAAAGAAATACTTTTGCTTATTGTTAATCCTTTCGCTGGAGCATTTGCGTTGGTATATAAGCATAATGATAAGTTTAGGAAAGCCGTTAATCAGTTAGTAAAAGATGTTATTAACTTCTTTAAAAATATGGGTAGATCTATAGCTGATGTATTCAATGGTATTTTCAAATCTGTAAACAAATCATACGATGCAATAAAAGATTTTATTTATGACACGTCTAATGGAATTTATAAGTCCTGGAAAAAAACATGGAACAATATTTTTGACTTTTTTGGTGACACTTGGAACGGAATGAAAAAGTTTGGTTCTAAAGCCGTCAACAGTCTGAAAGATACTTTCGATGATGTACTCGGGAAAATAGGAAAATCATTCAATGACACGTGGGACGGAATCAAAAGTGGCTTTGGTAGCATGTGGGACGGTATGAAAGATTTAGCTGGTAAAGGTATCAACGCTGTTATCAAAATTCCTAACGCTGGTATAGATGGTATCAATGGTTTAATTCATGACTTTGGTGGACCCAAAAACGCATTAGGGAAAATACCAAAAGTTAAGTTTGCCAATGGTACAGGTGCGATTAATCAGCTGACACACGCTATCTTAAATGATGGCAATGATAGCCCTGAAACGGGTAACAAAGAAACACTAATACACCCTAATGGCAAAATGGAAATAGTTCAGGGTAGAAATACCGAACGTCTATTATTGCCGGGAACAGAGGTATTAAACGCTTCAGAAACAGCCATGATGATGGGTATGAGTGGCACTAAACACTTTGCCGGTGGAACTGGATTTTGGAGCAAATTAATATCGGGTGCAGGTTCTACAATTTCAAATGTTGCCGGTTCTCTATGGGGCGGTTTGAAAAACGGCGTCGAGAAATTCACCAAGATGTTTAGTTATATCACGGGAGCAGTAGCCGACCCAGCTGGAACTTTGGGGAAAGTATTAAACCTTAAAAGTGGTGGTGTTTCATCAGTCATGGATGGCGTAGCAGGTGGTGCTTATAAAAAGGTAACATCTACTGCTAAAGACTGGTGGTCGACCATGTGGTCAATGGCGAATGAAAGTTCGTCAAGTGGTACTGGTTCTAAGGGTGATGATTATGCATATAAGAACAAGTCCAAAGATTCTGGAGTTGACCCTTGGGGATATTTCTATCGTGAATGTGTGTCTTTCGTAGCTAGTCGATTGAAAAATATGGGCGTTAGCGCTGATTTATTCAGTCACTTAGGAAACGGTGCTGATTGGGTAAATGCTAGTGTTCCGCATTCAAAAACACCAAAAGTAGGTGATGTTGCTGTTTATGGTGCAGGTTCAGAGTTCGGTAATCACGCTGCTATGGTCACAGGCGTTCAAGGCGACAAGATAAGTGGTGAAGAATATAACTGGAGCGGTGACGGTCAATACCACACCTATAACGGACGTAAGGCATCAGGAGCTACTACATTCTTAGACTTTGGTAGAAGTGCAGGAGCTAAAGCCAAAGAGGTTGCTACAAACAACCCACTATCTAAGTTAATCAAGAAGCAAACTGGTGGCATGATGTCATGGATTCAGAAGTTTATTGCTCCTATCAATGACTCATCTACTGGTGCTGACAATGATGTACAAAGTTGGAGCGGTGATGTTAAGAAAGCATTGAGTAAGTTAGGTTTAAGTGCCTCTAGCTCAATGGTATCAAAGATATTGAAACAGATTCAAACTGAATCAGGTGGAAATGCTAAAGCCATGGGTGGTAATGATGGATTAGCCGATGGTAATGCCACAGGTTTGATGCAAGTTAAGCCTGGAACATTCAAGGCATATGCAGTAGACGGTCACAATAACATCATGAATGGTTATGACAATATTCTAGCTGGTTTGAATTACGCTAAGCATCGTTATGGTAGTGATTTATCATTCCTAGGGCAGGGTCATGGATATGCGAATGGTGGACGTACAAACGGTATTGGAATTGTCGGTGAGGTTGAAGGCGAAGACGAATGGGTTACAAATTCTAATCGTCCAACTGCTGATTCAACTATTATCGGTTCAATTAAAGAAACTGCTCAAAAACAGCCTAATAGCTTTGCTGCTAAGTTAGCCGGAGTTATTAATGGAGCAAAGAGTGGTATGCAAGCAATAACATCTCAACAGCCAATCATAGCCGGTTCATCTGCTATGCAATCAACTAATGGCGGTATTGATTTGAGTGGCGACGTTCATATGACGGTGCAATTAGATAGCGGTGAGATTGCTCGGGCTACCTATCCCAAAATCAAGGTACTACAAAACCAAGAAATTCAGATGAAAGGACAAGTGACGGGTAATACTTATGTCTACTAATTATAAGGGTTCAATCATAATTCAAAGGCGTGATGGTACAACCTACGACCTTGAAAAAGAAGGAATACACGTTGTAACATTCGACCCACCTTCAGCTAACTTTCAGCACACTTACACGCAAATTGGTAGGTATGGTGCTGAATTGTCTGATAGTCAGATTCAACAAACTACCATACCCTTAACATTTGATGTGTATGCTCGAGACAACTACGATTACGAATTACAAAGGCTCAAAGTGCTACGGATATTTAGTAGTACGGAGCCTTTTTATGTTATCAATATGCGTACACCGTTTTTGAGATGGAAAGTGGTTGCTGAGTCATTTACCTATCCACGATTAGGCAATTTCTGGAAAGCCAAGAGTGTGGCGATTAACCTAGTGTGCTATGACGGATTGGCTGAAAGTACAGCTACAACATTAGATCCGTTTACTTTTGATGGTGGAACCTATGGCATTGGAATGGGAATACCATTTGATACGCCAAAGTACACATTTACCAATCAAACCAAATTTAATTTCTACAATCCGTCAATCATACCGTTATTGGCTAGTGAACGGCCAGTTACTGTCACTTTCAAAGGTAACGTAGCTAGTTCATTGACTATTAAGAACACAACTACTGGCCAATCGTTTACGTATAAGAAGTCATTAAGTAAAAACCAACAACTAGACATTATCGGATTAATTCCGATGGTAGATGGCACACAAAGGTTTGGGAATGATTATTCTGACCGCAGCTTTGTTGACTATGCAATCGGTGATAACGCTATTGAAATTGTTGGTTCGACCGATTTCACTATTTCATTTAAAACGAGGTTCTACTACTAATGTCTAATGTTATATATGTAAAACAAATATCGGTCGATGAAACGCCAGCAATCGTTTATAACCTTTCAATTACAGAAAGTTTAAACGAATTAAGTACTGTCTCATTCACCTTAGATGATAGTGTTCAAAATAAAGCTGCAACACTGATGATGTCACCACAGACAATGGTATTGGTGCCTGAAACTGGCCAGTGGTTTAGGTTGACGACCGTTAATCCAATTTCATTGGGTAACACAAGGTCGTATCAAGTTGCCGGCGTTCATGTCGGTACAGACTTGCACGATAAGTACGTTGAAGGTAGATTATCAAACACGCAGAGTTTAGACGCCTGCATGAAATTCATTACCGATGGAACAGAATTCAAGTATGTTATTCATGATACATTCAGCAACTATTCATTCAGTGATGGTTTTGGTGGTGATTTTGCAGACAGTCTGTTTATGAACACGTTAAAAGATGACTTTGGGTTTGAATTTTATTTTGATAATTGGACTATTCATATTTACAAAAAAATAGGTCAAAGTGATCAGTTTGTGTTTATTGATGGGTATAACGCTCACAAAATATCTTGGACGGAAGATTACAGCAACATTCGCACCAAAATAAAGGGATTAGGGAAACAAAACGATGACGGTAGTTATGCAGCTACCGCAGAATACACTAGTCCTAACGCTTCTATTTGGGGTGTGAAACAAGCTGCGACTGTTCAAGATGATAGGTTTACGGATTCCAACTCTCTCAGCAACTACATCAAAGGGCAATTACAAGATTATCCAATTATCCGATACACCATGGAACGCGCCGAATTTGAACATGGAGCAAAAATGTCAGATATAAATAGTATCAAGATGGGGAACTCCGGTCTATTAAAAGATAGGCTAGGCGTTGACGTTGATACTAGGATTGTTGGAATGACTTATTACCCACAAGATAGCAAACAGACTGACACTATCACATTTGGAAACAAGATATTTGATTCAGCTCACAACTGGGCGATGCAACAAAGGGCAAAAGACACTAACGAACACATTGGTAAGTCAGTTAAGCAGTTATCGCAAGACGTTACATCAATGATGAACAATGGGGTTTGGTATATATGGAGTTAATATGACGGATTGGAATAATAAAAGACCTGAAATAGTAGAAAATGTTAGCGCATTAGGAATAGGGAAAGCTATTTATGCAGCCCCAGACGGCGACAAAGAAACTGCTAGATTGTTGATTGCTGCTGATGGCTTTCATTTTAAAAATAGCGATTTTGATGATTTGAAGTTATTGGGTTTATCGTTATCATCTCCAACAGGCAGCGTATTTATGATTTCTTTTAATGATGAAGGTAAGTTATTGGTCAACGGTAATGAATATGTGTCTCAAACTAACCAAGAGGATGAGACGGTCAACGGCAACAAAACATATAAAGGGGTCACAAGATTATCAGGGGGATTGATACTCAGTTCATTTGGAGTTGAGTATCAGATTTCAGTGGATTCAGCTGGTAATGTACAGGCAACAAGAATAATTGAAAAAAGTGAGGATAATGATGGATAGGTTAAAAACAAATGAATTATCTTTAGGTCTGGATCAAGGATTTAGAGGTGATTTAATTGATAATTTTGAAAAAATTCAAAATGGAATTGACGGTCAGGGAGATGCCTTAAACAAACAAATTGAGGATATGTTAGGCAATGTTCCTTTACAAGACCAAAACGAGGTAACACAGGCGCGCATTGACGTTAATGGTAAGTCATACGATACTTTGAAAGGAAGAGAAGATGCAACGCAAGCAACGGCTGAAACAGCGTTATCAGAGGAGCGTGCCACATTAGTTGAAGTGAAAAATGCCAGAACTGATACGAATAGCAAAACATACGCTAGTATAAAAGAACGTTTAGACAATCAAGAAAACAGTTTGAACAATAATATTAATGATAAGTTATCACAGATTAGTGCTGTCCCTGAAACGTTTGTTAATCTAGCTGCATTAAAATCAAAATATCCAACGGGAAAGGCGGGAATATTTGTTACGGCAGATAATGGACATAAATATATATGGGTTAATGGATCATGGACAGATTCAGGCGTCTATCAATCAGTTGGAGTAGCAGACAAATCCATAGACCCCATTAAATTAAAAACAACGTCAGTTGTCAACAATAAATCAGGAAAAACATACAATGTGCTATCCGGAAACAAGGATTTGTATATTTTGAACGAGCCTATCTCTGAAGCTGGTATTGTGAATGTGACCGGTAAATTTTCGTCAGGTACCGTATATTTATATCTCTTGAAAAAACACTCAGATAAATTTATTGTTATTGAAAAATCAGTGATAACTGTCACTGAAGGTTGGCAGAGTATTTTTACAAATTTTTATGCTGAAGGGGGTGGAGATGAGTATATTGGTGTACTTGGTTCAGTTTACTACGCTTATGAAGGGGGAACTGGATTTTATAATTATTCTTCCGCAGATAATACAAGTACAGAATTTATCACAAATCAGCTCGTTGCAAACAGCGATTTCTCATTATTTACAACTATCGAAAACAGCAAACTTGCTAATGTAATTGATAAAAAAGCAAATGAATTAGGCGCTAAAATTCCAATCAATCAATTTAAAAACGGAATAAAAGATTTATCGGAATATTCAGTTGCGGGCGCAAACACAACGTACGTTTTTAATGACCCTCTAAAACAGGGAAATATTATTGTTCACATTAAATCAAATAAAGTACAAAATGCCAATATTTACATTGTGAAAAAAGATGATTTGCGATTTACGGTTCTAAAGAAAATTAATATCGACCTAGTTGTTGGTGAAAACGTAATCGACATGGAGTATACAAGTGACGGAAGCGGTTATGAATATATCGCCTCGACAGGTGTTGTTAGTTATTCCTATAAAGGAGGATTCGGATTTTATCAGATTTCTCAAGGTTCAACAGTTAACAACGAAGGCGATGTATTTAATGCAGATGACCATACAGATGTCACGACCGACTTTGCCGTATATCCTGAATATAAAAGTGATTTAAATAAAAAAATTGAAAAAATTTCTGAAGACATTGATAGCATCACACCTAAATTACTGTTAACAGACTATACAATGCCTAAATACTCTGAAATTGTTGATCCAGTCGGTTTTGTGGGGCGCTGGTTTGATAAAACTGTCAATGGTGTTAGAACTAGAACGACCATTAACCAAGGGTCTGAATTATACTTCAAAGTAAAGAATACAACAACAATTAACGTTAATTTTGTTTTGAATAGCGATTTAGAAACGCCCTACTTTGCTTATTCGATTGACGGAAGCGCTATGGAAAGACAGCTAATTACCACATCTTCTCTACCAGCTGTGACGACTGATGAGCATATTGTTCGAGTTGTTGTTGATGGATTAAATGAACATGAAGATAAATGGAAAGGTGAAAAAGGTGTTTCGTTTAATAACGTAACTGTTGACTCAGGTGGAACCGTTACTGGTGTATTGCCTAAAAATCGTAAAATTATGTTCTTTGGTGATAGTATTACGGAAGGCATTCGTGTATTGAGCATGGACGCTAACCCAAATGGAAACAGCGCAACAGGGGCTTGGCCGTTTATTGCAAGTGAACAGTTGAATTCGATTTCCTATCGTGTTGGATTTGGGGCTAGTGGTGTTACAACTGGAGGAAGTGGATATGTTCCACCGCTATTACAGAATATTGACAACATGACTGCGTCAAAAACGACACCTTATTACGAGCCAGATATTGTTGTTGTAAATATTGGCACTAATGATGGAAAATCTACTTCGAGCAATTTCATTACGCAATTCAATACGGCGCTCGACAGATTATCAATAAAATATTCCGGTACGCCTATTTTTGTTATTCTACCTTTTAATGGTGCCAAGCGTTCGGAAATAACCACCTGTGTAAGTGATCGGACAAATGTTTACCTTATTGACACAGTGAAATGGGGAGTTAGCACGACCGATGGTGTTCACCCTAACCAAGCTGGAGGAATAACGGCTGGTAAAAAAACGGCAGAATATATAATTAGCGTTTTAGGAAAAAATTATTTTATTTAGGAGGTGAATAATGCACGGAGTATTGGGTGAGTTGTTTGATGAAATAGGGTGGGCAGGTGGTGCAATTACAATATTGACAGGTACTACGGTATTGGGCTGGATCAAAGTTTGGAGCGTACAGTTTAAATTGTTTAAAAAAGCTAGTTTAGCGACACTTCATTCACAGCTTTATGATAAAGGTGGTAAGTACATCAAGCGAGGTAAGATTACTTTAAGCGAACTTGATGACCTTGAATATACTTGGAAAGCCTACACAGGATTAAAAGGTAATGGTACCGGTGAAAAGATTTACCAAAAATGTCGTGAACTACCAATCGCTGACTATCAATCTAATTCAGATTGGCAAGAGGTCGAGGAAGTAGCAGCAGAACACGAAGCTAAGCGTAATGCCTAGCCACAAGGAGGAATTAAAATTGAATAAATTAAAACGATGGGTGATTGCTTCGATTGGAGCAGTTGCCTTTTTAGTTGCCACGATTTCAGGTGTATCAGCCAATACATTAGGTATTGACGTTGCCAGTTATCAAGGCACAACCACAAGCTATTTCAGCCAGTTTAAGAGTTATGGTGATAACTTTACAATGGTTAAGCTAGGCGGACGTGGCGGTGATGAGGGTGCTCATTATGCCAATCCTAAAGCCTATGCACAAATTCACAACGCTGATGCAGTTGGTATGCAAACAGGTGGCTATTTCTGGGGTGAATTTGGTGATTCGGTTAGTGAAGCGAGTTATCACGCACAATTAGCTGTACAAGACGCGCAGAACGCTGGATTAGCTAAGGGCAGTTACATTGCTTTAGATTATGAAGCAGGGGCTGGTTATAACAAGGCTAATAACACCACAGCTATTCTGACGTTCATGGATCAGATTTACGCTGCCGGTTATAAGCCAATGTTTTATAGCTACACAAGCTACGTCAACTCATACGTTGATTTGAACCGTATCAACGCACGTTATCCAAACGCTTTGTGGTTAGCTTGGTACTCGACCACAGCACATCAATCAACGCCACCTATGCAATACTTCCCAAACTATTCTAACGTGAAGATTTGGCAGTACGCTGATAATCATTTTGGTGTTGATGGTAACGTAATGGTTGTTGGTTCATTAGATAACGATAAGCCAGCTGTACAAACAGCTTCAAAGCCATCACGGTCAACGAACACACCAAGCACATCAGCTAAGACACGTTATGCAACCTTTAGTGGTGTCTACGTGGCTGATTACTGGACTAAGTACAACAACAAAATGTATGGTGTCAACATTGATATGAGTATTCCAGTGATTGATTACAACAACTATATTCCTATCTCAGCCTTAACTTTGACTGACCGATATGGTAATAAGTTGCGTAATCAATACATCCAAGGCAATAACGGACGTATGGAATACTTCACTTTGAACGGTAAGTACAAGGTGATTAGTCAAACTGCCACAACGATTAATGTTGAAATCGGTGGAGAACCAGTTTCTATGATGAAGGCTTTTGCCACAATTAAATAAGGAGAAATAATGACATTTAATGTAGATTCAAATATCGCAATTCTAGTGATCGTATGGTTGATTGTTCAGGTGTTGAAACCTACTAAAATTAACAATCATCTGTTACCTTTGATTGCTGTAATTGTAGGGGCTCTCGTAGCAACAGGGCTATGGTTTTACACCAAAGATACAAAATTAGTGCAAGACATTGTGCTAGGTGTATGGGCTGGGTTTGCTTCAACAGGATTGAATGAAACGGCTACTAAATCCATCACGTCAATTATTGATGGTTTTGCTAATGGTTTTGGTAAGTCAGAAGATAAGAAAACTGAATAAACTAAAACCGCCCGACTGGATTATTTCTGGTTGGGCGGTTTTTTTTAATGCAATGATTTAATAACTGAAAAGTCCTTGAATCCTATTATATTAGCCATTTCATCACGATTATATAATTGTGTTTTCACGCATAAAGACTTTAAGGATTTTAGAATCTCATCCCATTGATATTTCGGATTAATATTATTTACCAAAGTTTTAATTACCATTACTACAATTCCTAGTTTAAATGATTTGTGGTTGTCTCTATCAATAAATATATATGATTCTAACTCATTATTTAATAAAGGCTTTTTCTTCAAGGATATATTGACAAGGTTTCCGTTATGCGCACAAACATTTCTAACGAGATTAAGCATACCTATCCACGATTTAAATTCATTATTAGTGCAATTATAGTTGCTTGCTATTTCTGATAGAATTTCTTTTTTTGCGCAATAAATAATACTGCACATTTGTCCGAATGTTAAAATATTAACTCCGAGCCATACACTTGGAAGACCCGCTTGATTAAGATTTGAGTCGTTGTGCAAGTCAGCATTATTACTTTTTTCAGAACTAACTTTTAAATCTTTTGTGAAAAAATATTGCTTTTCGAGGGTTTGATAATTGTCATATCGAGACCTATCAATCCAATTTGAAAATTCTAAATAACCGAAAGCACCATATCTTGCCCCTAATGCAAAAGCTAATTGCGTTTTAATTGAAACTTCCACCAATTCGATAGCGTGTAGTAATCCCATACGAAGATTCTTGTCTTGATAATAACGTGCTAATACTTTTGAGAATTCCAAATTATGATATATTTTATCACCTTGATTAGTTACTTCAAATGGTTTAGCGAATTCTTTTATTCTGTAGTAACTAACAGTCTTAAGTGTGTGTATTGATTCGTCTCTTTTATCAGGGTCTATAACCATACCGCGCGATTTTAATAACGAAAGTTGATTTTCAAAACTTAAATTGTCTGGCAT